ACAACTTTACACCCTTGTCAAACCTTTCCTATACCTAACTTGCACACATTATCGCCCTTTGGTATACTAATCCTGTTCCCCTCTCCAAGTTTCTTCCTCGCTTGGCAAATCCTCAACAATAGGAAGTTCGTTGCACCTACAATTGATGACGTTGCTTGCGCTCGCTGATGGGTCTAATGGATGGTCAAGTTCTTCTATTTCCCCATCAGCATTTTCAACCTCAAATGGCTCATCAATGTTGCGAACCTGTCCGTCTGCGTCCTTGTGACCGTCTCTCGTCTTTTCATCAATGAACGCCTGCCACTGTTTCTTCTCAACGCCATTGCGTGTGTATGTCTCGTGCGCTACAACTTCCTGCGCAATGCCTGTCTCTGTGCGTGCAATGGTCTCGGCTCGGTTCTTGTAGGTCTCCTCAAACATTCCGTCTATCATCTTTGCGACTTTCGGAATGGAAGTTCCCTTATTGTAAAACTCTCTGACCAAAACATCACGCAAATCAGTCAATGTCTTTTTGGTAATCTCACCTGTTATCTTTGTTCCCCTCTGCTTCAATTCTTTAATCAACTTATCGTTCTTCAAATTGAAGTTCAGTTTAATCCCCATCTTCTCCAACGCCAACTGACCGCCTGCCTGACCTGACTTCGGAAGATACTTCGCCAAGATTTCTTCCATTTTCTCTGGCTTGATTTTCTTCTTCCATCCGATGAGCATTTTTTCTACCTTCTCGTAATCGTCTTTTGACGCTTTTACGATGTCCTCGTAGAAATTATCCTCACGCTTCTCGGAATACAGTTCAGGATATTTGTTTTGTGCGTCACTGTGCAACTGCGCCAGAACATTCTCCTCATTCAAGAATGACGCTGTTTCTGACCCCTGACGAACAAACTCCTTTGATAATGTCTTGTGCAAATCCTCAAATATATCTTCGGCTTGCCTCTGCGCAGACATCTTGCGTGCTTTGTTAAAGACGTGCTTCCTGTATAACTTTCCGTGTCCGAGCAATATCCTTTTCCCTGTGATAAGCGGTTGCAATATTGCAGGTGTCTCTCCATCTGAAACTGGCGCACCGTCCGCAGGAACTCCTGCCTCATCCATTGGAGTCGCACCACCGCCTGTGAGATATGCGTCACCGCCATCATACGGTTCTTCTCCGTTGCGCACCCTGACCTCATTCGGGTTAATAACACCAGTGGTCAAATAAATCTGGTCTATCTGCGCCTGCTGTATCCTGTTGTCTATCTGGATGTCATCAAATCTGAATAACCATCCCTTTAACTCAAGACCTTTCCCGATAAGCAGGACATTGATAATCCATTCAAACGACCTTTGCTTCGGCTCAATGATGGATGTCTGGTAAATCCTGTCGGTCTCCGTAGCAACTCCACCTGACAACTGACCCTGAATAACAATGCCTGCACGATACGGTGGCACTCTGTGTGCTGTCAAAACATCGTCTCTGTTGTCTCTCTTGTAAACCCTGAACGACGCTTCCTTCTGCTGAACACTCAACGGTTCAAAAACAATTTCCCCACCCGACGGAACACTGAACACCATCGTGCGATGAGGATTTCCTTTTATCTCGGTCTCAAAATATTTCTTGACCGTCTCCTCAAGTTCTTCTGTCATATCCATACCCTTGAGCAATACAGCATAGGCAGGAATACCGTATGACGAAAAGAAATTAAGGTTGTAATCTTTCTCTTTCATTTCACCGAGCATTGACGCAAGAGCAGGCAACCAGTCAGGCAACCCATAATGCGCTGACCGCCAAGTATACTGCTTCAAATGCACAACCTCATTGGCAAGCACCTCTGGCGCAATTTTGTCTCCTGCAACAAGACCTGTCGTGTTATCTATCAACCGCTCATCACCGAACTTCTTGAACCAAACGGTCTTTGCTCCGACCCTCTGCACATAAAGTTTCTTCGTCTTATGCACACGCACAGATATGGCAGGAATATGATAAAGCGCACTCACCTTCCCTTTTGCGTCTCTAACGATTTCAATATATCCATTACCACACCCTTCAAAATCAAGACCCACCTTCTTTGCAACCGTGATGATGTCCTCATCCTCATTGACGTTGTTGAAGAACTCCTCTAATTCTTCCTTCGCTATCGGATTTGAATTATCATCTTCCTGCTCTAAATGCCATCCGATACCAACGCTGTCCTGAACCTTCGTGTGAATACAGGCGCAATGCGGAACTGAAATCTCTGTCCACGCCATCAACTTCGCCAAATCAAACGGTGGCTCAATGATGGACAACCCTGTGAACGACAATAAATCCATCTGCTTTGACGCAGGGATTTCGTAACGCTTCAAATCATTCTCGCTGAATATCGTCCCACCATCAGTGATGAATAACTGAACTTTCTTATCTCCCACCTGTGCTACATCCTTCACCGTCTTTTTCATTTTTTCACCCCACAATTGTTAGTCTTGGAACTCTTGACCCCATCCCCTCAACGCAATTAAATACCGCTCCTGCTACTGCGTCAGAACAGTCCTTGCTTCCCTTTGCAGGATGTTCTACTTTCTTTCCATCCAAGAGTTCAAGTCGTTTGAGTTCTTTTAGGAATATCTCGTGATAGGGATACCTGATTTTCTCCGAATATATCAATTCTTTTAACGTATCGTATGGCGCAAGTGTCTTATCTATTGATAATTCTTCCGACTGAATGTTCTGTTTCGTCAATTCCTGAATAGACTGCGCACTTGCATAATGGTCATACGTCGCCTTTCCAATATGGAAACCTCTACGCTTAATCGCCAAAACCAAGTTCTTAACCTCTGCAATATCTATCTCTTTTTCCTTGCTCCCTGTAATCCGATGAATGATGTCCACCACAATTTCCTCTTTGCGCTCTGCGTTTAATTGCTTATGCGCCATTGCAAATCCACAAGAGTCCTTGACTCTCGCCAAGTCAATATGGATGTAATACGTTTGACCGCCTATTGGTTTGAAGTTCGGCTTCAACTGTCCATACTGGTCAACACCACTGTCCAGAGTGTAATCAACTCTCGCCAAACATAAATCATATTGCTTGAAATATGGCTCAAGCACGAGACTTGCTATCGCTCCCAAATCTCTCCACGCTCTTTCAGGGTTCATCGTAAACTCGTCCAAATAACAATTTGGTATTGCTGTCTGGTTCTTCGTTATGGGATGAGAGAGATAGAAACATTCCCCCTTCAAAATGGATTTCTTGTCATCTTCTCTCACTTCCCAAATCGCCCGACGACGACTGAAGATTTTATCGGGATGTAACTCGGCTTCCTTCATCTTTCTTTCAATAAAATCATCCTCATATCTCGGTGAACTTATCATTATCAATAATCCACCGAGCGGATGAAACCTCGTCTTGATACGACTTTGCAGGTTGTAATACATTACCTGCGCTGTATCAATAAGCGGTGTCTCATTGTAAAATGACGCTTCGTCCATCACCGCCATAATCAGGTTATATCCTAACGGATAGCGTGCGCCACTATGCCCTGCTATCACGGTTATTCTCTTATCAAACCGCAGTTCACTTCTTACATTCGGGTCAATATGATGTTTCCGAAACCATCTACTGTTCTCTATCTTGCTTTGGATTTCTCCAAACACAACCTTGCGTGCTTGGTTCGCATTGATAGACATATTCATAATTGCGATGAGCGATGATTTATCCTTCCCGAAAAATGCCTGCGGACTTTTCAAACATAAAAGATGGTGCAGTCCATAACAAATGATAATAGATGTCTTGAATGATTTACCTGTTCCGATGGCTTCGTCAAACACTGCTTCTTCATAATTGCAGTGCATAAATCTATTAGGCGCAGAAAACATTGCTTTCAAATCTTCCATAATTTCTGGTCTTGTAACTTGCTCAAGGTTCAGATAGTGCGGATGGTTTATAAAGGTCTCAATATCAACTGGCTTCTCATCGTATGCGCTTGCATTGAGTTCAGCAGTAACAGGGTTCTCTTGCAGAAAAAAGTCAGCGTGACCTCTGACCTTTCTACTCTCCATCACCTGTTCTTTAAGTTCAAGCATTTTAGACCCTCTCCATCCTGACGTATTCTTCTATCTTCACGTCTCTGGCACGGAACAACGGAAACTCCGACCATTTCATTGCAATGTGTTCAGTCACCTTACTAAAATCATCTGCAAACAGCAAATGCGCAATACAGACCTCAACATATTCTTCGGTAGCAACCACATCAAAACCAAGCAGGGTATCCAGATAATCCATCCCATCCAGATAGAATATCGCCATCCGCAATTTATCTGCCTGCTCCTTCGTCAACTTCTGGATTTCTTTCTTAACATCATTCTCGGTCAGGTCTTTTGAGGTCTCTATGTCTATGACTTCCTCGCCCTCATAAATCCCCATCCTGACTTTACCTTCCCTAACCTTCTGTTCCATTTCAAAAAGTAACGCTAAATCCTTACTCAAACCATCCTGCTCCGCTTGCAATGCCTGCGAAATATATGGCACGTCACCAACCTTCTTCTGCCAATTTTCTTCCTTCCTTGCTATCTCGGCTATGCGCCTGAAGCGCAACATAATTTTATTCTTTGTTTCCTGTATTGCGTCCAAAAACTCCACTTCAATATTACCAAGCAGTGTTGCCTTGTAATTCGGTATGATATACCCCTTGTCCTTCATAAACTTCTTGGATAGCGCAAACGTCTGATACCCTATCGCTTCTCCGAACTTCGCCTTTGCCTGCGCCTCGCATACTCGCACTGACCAGTCCGCTCTCATCCAGTCAAAATAAACAAGGAAATGCGGACTATTCCTAATCATCGGTTGTATCCCACTAAAATCAAAGTCGGTCTCCACCTTGACACTCTCGTTGACACTCACCTCTGTCACGTTAGTCCTCACAAAACCGACGTTACCCTCATTATTTGCTGTCAACTTGACATCTTTGTCAACCTTGTCATTCATATCCTCACCCCTTACTTCTTAAAGACTTTGCCTATCTGTCTTTTCTACCCTTCTTTGCTCCGTTCTTGCTCCGACCTTCTCCTTCTTCTCCCTCATACGCCTGCCCTGCACTCGCTTCGCCTGCGCTGACCGCTTCTCCGACCCCTGCGCTGTCAAATACGCTCACACTGCCTGCCTGCTGTCCCTTTGGTCCTTCAATGATTTCAAAGTCAACCTTGTCGCCTTCCTTCAGACTCTTGTATCCTTCTCCCACAATACCCGAAAAATGCACAAAGACATCCTTACCGCCATCGCTCGGAGTGATAAACCCATAACCCTTTTGACTGCTGAACCACTTGACTGCGCCTTTCATTTCTGCTCTCCTTTGTGTTTAACCGAAAAAGAATGGGACTTTACCCATATCTTGCGGTGTTTTGCTGACCTTGTTCCTATTGCGCCAGAAATAAATGAACGCAATGATGTCCAAAATCAACACGACTGAAACGTAAATGATAAAATCCATTACGCTGTTTTCTCCACATCATCTTCTAACTTTGCACTCAAAACCAAACTTCCGACACGGTAAACCACCTCGTTTGCTGTCGGGTCTAATTTCGCTTCCTTCAAGACCTGCGTGATATACTGATATTCCTCTGGCGTAAGTCTTAATTTGACTTCATTCGTATTCATACACGCTTCCATCTTGGCTCGTATCTGCCTGAATTGCGCCTGTTCTTCCCAAACCATCCCATTCTTATCCTTCCCCCATTTTACAAATGCCTGAACCATCACTGAAAAGAAAACTCCGATAGGTCCTTTCACTCCTTCTGGTAAAGAGTGTAGACCATCCAAGTTCGGTGTCATTTCTATTGCATAGACTTTAGCCATTTTTCGCCCTCTGCTTTTCTTTTTCTTCCTGTATTTCTTCACAGGTATCTATCAGGTCTCGGCACGTCTCTATGTCCTCAAGGTATCCGTCCCCGATAAATATACTCAATTCTTCCTCTACCTCATCAATAATGCTTGCGAACACTCGCTTGTCCTTATTGATAATCTCCTCATCCAGTGTCTCGCTTAATCGTATGCCAAGTTTCGTGCTTACGATGTCCCTGACTGTCTCACTAATTAGTTCCGACATTCGCCTCTCCGTTTTCTACCAATGGCAATTGATTTTCTCCCATCCATACGTCAAACGCTCGCTGTAATACCTTATTGATGTTTACTTTTCCTGCCTCACAGAAATCCGTGACCCTTCTAACCTGCGTCTCGGTGCGCTTCTCCATCGTAATCATTAGATGGTTTTTTCCTTCAAAATTGAAAAAGATATATCCGATTTCCTGCGTATGTCCACGCTCGGACGCTATCTTCTGCACCACACCTGCGAGGTCATCTATATCCTGAATGTCCGATTTCGCCTTATCAAATGCTTCTTTCATTTCAGGTGGCAACTGCTCTCGGACTACCTTGATAATCTGCTTTAACGTGCGCTTGTTCTTAATCATCAGCATATCTTCAACCTTTGCACGTCCGTGTTTACCTATCAGGTTGTTGATATTGCGTGACAATAAAT